TGTATTTTTTGAAGCACTCCTAAGAATAAATGTATTAAAAAACTGTATGTCAACTACATATGCCATATTATAAATTATTACATTTTTTACGTTATTTTTAACCTAGTCTTTTGTCTGTTACAACACCACTGCTATTTGTTTTAAACACAAATGCTGCTGTTTGATAAGAACAATATGAGGGACCACACATTGAATACCAATATCCATTGCTATCAAATACTGTTGAACCATCTGCGTTTGAATATACGGTATCAAATTCCTCAGGTAAATCATTGCTACCATCATGCCATACCTGTACACCAGTTGGTTCATCAACTGCTGTTGCAGAATCTGTGTTGCCATATGCACTCCTCCAAAATTGTGTATATGGAGAACCGGTGACTGTTATTTTTAAATCTGTATCTGGGCTATCTGCACTAGCTACATCAGCTGTTTTCATAACCAATGTATCAACCATACCATCAGATAAATTTTCACCTGCACTAATAATTCCAGTTGTTGAATTTACTATATATCTTCCACTATTTGTTTGTGAAACAATACTAAATGTTAAATTATTTTGTTGTGCGCTTGTTTTAGCGCTGCCATTTTTACCGATTACAGTTATACTTGTCGCTTGACCGGATTGTACTGCGGCTATAGTTTCTCCATCGCCTATAGTATTGTCTATGTTCGACCCAGCACCCACATCAATTGAAGGATTAACATTTTGCGCAGATACCACAATATCTTTTGTGGTGCTTTCTGTTGTGCCTGTTCTTGTTGCTGTTATATTTACTGTATAATTATCTTCATTTGTGTTTTTAAATTCAAATGTTGTATTTGTATTTAATGAAGATCCGCTAATTGCAAATTCACCTGTTCTGTCACCACCTAAACCATCTGTTATGCTATTTATTACAAAAGTTGCGCCAGGCGCTACATCATCGCCATCAGATTCTTTTGCTGTTAATGTTCCAACGGTTGTTCCTGAAAGATCAGACTCGTTAAATGTATTTGAAGATATAACTATATTTGTAGGTGCAGCACCAGCACTTGCTAATATTTTGTCATTTAAATCTTTTAATAAACCGCAAGAAGATGTTTCATAATATATATCTAATACTGAAATAAAAGGATATGTTTCAAATACATAAAAACTAAATTTATTTGGAGAAGCTTGCCAATCTTGCCATGTAGCACCATATCCATCTGGTAATTCACCATATAATGGATTTTTTTCACTTAAATAAACTTCAGTTAATATATCACTAGCATTACCCGCGTCAAGATTATCTGTTAAGCTATTTTCTCTAGCGGTGCCAACACCCGTAACGTCTATAAAATCTGTGCCGTCTAATTGAGTTAAACCTGCAAATCTAGTAACATTTAATATATTGTTATCAGTAACTTTTGGCAATAATCTTGCTGAGGAACCTTGTATGCCTGTTTCTGTATTTACATCGGTAACATCCCTGGGTACTTTATTTATATTGTCACCATGGAGATATATAAATGATCTTTCATCTGTTAAATTTGTTGGCGTGCCTGCTTGTATTAATTGAGGAGTATATACATTATAATAATCTTGTTCTGTTTGTTTTACAACAAATCTATAAGAATACCAGCCTAATGGGTTTGTATCCGCGTTATATATATCATCACCTATTGTTTGATTAAACGTAGCTCTTAAACAACTATGTGTCCATGAACTTGCCCCATTTGTTACAACTGTTGCGCTTGCTTGCGGTTCAACAAATGTTGTAGATTCTTCTGGTATAATTACAGGTGATTGTCTTCCATATCTATCCGACAATACAATACCCACTTGATATGTTCTATTTGATTTTACAGACGACAATAAATATTGTTTATTTTGAACTCCTTGATCACCGCTGCTTACATCAAATACAGTTGAATTTGGTAATATTGTATCTGTATTTCTATTTTGTAAAAAATTACCGTATATAACTCTATTACCTGATATTTCTTGTGTTTTAGCTTTAACAGGTATTACATCATTTACTCTTATTAAATCAGCTTCTGGCAATGTTTTAGTTGGCTTAGTTGATTTATATACGTATTGGTATGTATATCTTAATCTAGCTGTGCTATCATCTATTGCTTCGATTGTTGGTATAAGAGGCGTTGAATTATTAACTTTTATTCTATCAATAACTTTTATTGCCGCGCTGTCAGATTCAGAATATAATATTTCAATTTCTTTTATTTTTAATTCATTTGACCAATCATATTGAGGGCTTGTTCCTATATCAAAAAAATATAAATTTGTATTATCTGCTATTATTGGTGAAATACTTTCTGTAGTATCAAATGCTGTGGTTGTTGGTGTTCCAGTTACAATATATAAATCATTATTTGTTGTTAATACAATATCATTAGCAGCTATTGTTCCAGATGCGTTATCTATTACGTGCGAAGTGCCAGTTAAACCAGCCACATCATTTGCTTTAGCACTGGCGTGATTTGTTTTAGTTTCATCAAATGGCATATCAATTAATAAAGTAACTTTGTTTGCTTTATTAATCATATTTTCAACTATAGTTGTTTTTACAGCATTTTCTTTATCTGATTCAGTTAATATACCAGCCATTGCATTTCCTGTAGTATCATATGTACCATCATTAAAAGTTTGATTTGCTTTACCTGGGTGAAAACAATGTTGTGAAAATGGTGACATTAATGAATATTCATTATTATCATATTTAAATCTATACCCAAACTTTACAAATTCTTGTTCTATATGTTTACTTTTTATGGATGAATCGTAAGATAAACTAATTTCTGGCGCTGCGTATGGCGAATATTGTGCAACACTTATTTTATCTTCTAGGTATCTATCGTTTGTATAATAATTTTTTAAATCAGCAATATTTGTTTCTGCTTTTAAATTTATTCTTCTTGGTTGATTATAATCATCTGTCCAAAACAATAAATCACCTAATTTGTTTACGTGAAGTATTTTGTAATTTTTATTAAAATTTAGCCTATAGCTATCTATTATAAATATAGGCGGTAATTGTGAATTAGCGTTAGCATAATATATGCGACAATTATTAGAATTTGTTGCATATGTAACATCTGATGTATTATCATCAACTGTTGCTGAAAAATCTGTTACAAACCAAAAAACATCACCAGTAAAAGAATCTGCAAAATATCCTATAGTTTCATATGTTGAACCTAAATTTAAAGATGTATTATATAATTTTGCATTTCCTTTAACATTTTGAACAGTACCCACATCTGAATTTTCAGATTTTGAAACAGTTATATTTTGTGCGTCTCTATACTGGCCGTTAGGTAATAATCTATCATCAAGGTCTTTATTCATTTTACCTTGAAGAAAATTGTTCTTAATTTCTGGCATGTATTATTATTTAATCGTTTTAGCTTTTCCTCTCATTACTTGCGTAAGCTCGCCTAATTTTAAACTTGACAATCTTAACTTCGCGTTTCGCATTGCAGCTCTTCTTTCTTTTCTAAATCTGTTTATTATATATTCAGGGAAGTTTGCTTTTGCACTCGCAATACCATATGTTATATATTTATATATTGCATCTTCAGCAAATTTATGTACTTTCATTTCCGCATCTGTTCCCATTCCGTCAGATACATACTTTATTGTAATTATTTTACCTGCTAAATCTGAACTAAACCCAATACTACCATTTGCTTCATCAATAATAAATACACCATTCTTTTGTGCAATTTCTGGCTCTAATCCAAATCTTTTGCCAAATTCAATAATTCTTTCGCTATTTCTATCAGCATCAAAGCTCACATCTTCATTTGAAACTGCTCCATTTATATTTTTAACATCAAATGCTTGAAATCTTGTATCTGTAACTGGCGTACCTGTTAATAAGCTATCATCATTATCATATAAGTAATTATAATCACTATCTTGTAATATTGATTCAGAAGGTTTAGATGTATACCTTCCTGGATATACTATATGTTCAATACCTGCGGCATCAACATGTGATATTCTAACATAATGTATATAGTCTTGCGGCATAGGCACTGACAAACTTGTGCCAACTTCTATTTCTTGTATTTTTTCAACTCTTGAAATATCATAGCTAAATTCTTGTATACCTCTTTTAGCATGAAATAAAACTTCGGATCTTTTAGTTGCATTTATTAATTTACCGTCACCTACATAAGCAATGATATAATTATTTATAATATCAGCTAATGATATATATCTATAACTACCTAATTTTTGATCTTTAAGTTTTACTATTACAACATCATTTAATGTCCTGCCTGTTGTAAATGTAATTACGCCTGTACTGTTATTATATGAATACAGATCATCATCAATTTCTGAATTATTAACAAATATTACAAATTTACTTTTAGCTGTTGGTAACGGATCAAACGTTAATGTAAAATCTGTTTGACTAGCTGTTGCTGTAAACTTTTGGCTAGTATTATAATACTGATATGCTGTTTCCGTTATGAATGCCATTTATTATGAATTTTCTAATTGTATTGTTTTATTTTCTTCCCCGCTAGCCGCTTGTATAACTGTTGGATCTGCAATGATTAATCCTGTATATTTTAATATACCTATGACCAATTGTACTCTGTCTGATTCATGCAAAGTAAAATTAACCGAACCAGAAGCAGTATACGTCATTGCACCATTACTATCAGTTGTTTTATTCCATGCTGGATCATCTGGTGTTTTAATATATTCCACACTTAAATCACCTGTTAACGTTGGATTTGTAACAAACTCTGTATCTGTTTGATAATATACAGGAAATGATGTTGTTGGTTTTGTTAAAGGTGAAGATAATAAATAAGATAAATTTTTCTTATTTATTTTTTCTATTTGTAATAGCTTATCAGTTGTAGTTACATTTATTATTTTATACACATCACTTGGAATAGTAATTTTACCAGCAACTAAAGTTATATTGCTAGTTTTATAAAATGGATCTATTTTTTGTTGAATTTTTTCAGGTATATCACCATAATCTTCAACTGCTCTTCCAGCATTATGTCTTACAACTGCTTTATTGTAATCATAAAAATTTTGGTCTAGTATATCAAGCTGCACCTGAGCGCCAATTCTTTTAAATTCGTCAGGCGTTAAAAATCCTCTGGATTCTTTATTTAATATTGATAATACTGTTTGATATACTGTATTTACGTTAATTGCCATAATTTTTATTTATATAATGATTAAGCCGCCGTAGCGGCTCAACCACTACTGACTTATTTTAGTCTTTTTTCAATTGTTTGATAAATTTCAATACCTTCATCAGTTTTAAACCACGCAGCTAATGCTGAATATGGATTTTCATCAAATGGTACTGTAAATAATTTTCTATCATTACTTGCCCACTTAAATGTTCTTTGATCTGCTGAAAGTGTAATCAATCTATTTTCAACCGCTTTAATTCCTAAGTTTCTTATGCTGATATTATCATCATTTGCTAACTCTAAAAATAAAGCTGGATTTTGTTTAGCCATAATAAGTAAGTCTCTCTTCAACTCTTTAGATGTCATTTTTGAAACTTTACTTCCAAGCTCAGTTCTTACAATAGCTTCAGCATGTTCAATATCCATTTCCATTGCTGCTGATAATGCTTCAAACTCTAAACTTATTGTATCCAAATCATCTGCCGCTACAGCTTCTGTGTCAAGCTCTGCATATGAATGATCTTTTTCTGGATGATAATTTGAAAGAATTTGTTGTAAAACTGTTTTTTCTTTTGGTACATTTAAAACACCGTCTCTAAATACAATATGGTCAAGTCTTACTTCACCTTTAAATTCATCTACAAATGGAGTTTTTTGATTTAGTGTGTATTTGATTTCTCTTTCATACCCTTTTTCATCGTCAAACCACATTATTCCTTTAGATTTTAATATATATACTATAGGTTGTTTATCGCCTAATAAATAATATTGTCTATCTTTTCTTTCCCAAGTGTTTTTAACTACTTGCTCTTTTTTTGGTGGTGCAACCACTACGGGTTCCTTAACAGCCACCTCTGCTTTTTGTTTTTTTGTCATGATATAATAAAATAAAAATGTTAATAAAAGTAAAGATTACCCCCGTAGTTACAACGAGGGTAAAATTTACTTTAAATATTACTTGAATAATACAAAGTTGTTAGCAGCTTGAGTAACTAAACATCTTTCTGATAAATAATGAACACTCATTAAATCATCACCTGATGTAGATGCTCCACCTACTGAACCTGTAATCCAAGATTTCATTTTTCTGTCATCTGCTTCAGAAGCTCTATATCTTACGTGTAAGAAAGGTCTTCTAATGTTAGATCCTAAAATTTGATCGTAAACAGATGAAGTTCCAGCTGGTACTAAAACACCTTTAATGTCTGAGAATAAACCTCTTGTAGACTTGTTGTTTAAGTATTTCCAGTCAGTTTTATAAAAGTCATAAGATCCTCTTCTAAATCCAGAAAAACCTAGATTTAAAGCCATATCTTGTGAATTTTCAAATACACCAAAAGATGTACCTCCGCTGAAGTTTGCATTTACTTGACCAAGACCATCATCTAAAATTAGATTTGAGTTTCTGTCTAAGAATAACATATTTTCCTCGATAGATCCTTGCTTATCTAATTCTTTTAAGATTAAGTCAAAATCAGCAATTACATCACTAGCTGCATCGAATGCGTCTGTAGCAACGATACCTCTATTTTCTAATGCAGAGAATAAACCTTCAGTTCCTGAGTTAGCCCCTAAGATTGAATCAACACCACCAGCTGTTGTAGATTTCTCTGCTTCAACCATTGACATTTCTAAATAATCTTCGAATCTTACTCTTGTATCACCTTCAGCTTTTAAATACCATAAGTATCCATTTTGTCCGCCTTCGCCTGAAACTTCAACCCAACCGATTTGAGCAGCGTCAGAACCAGAAATTTCAAATTTGTCTTTTAAGATAATTGGCTTATTTGTAAAAGACTCGAATTCTGGAGTTACTGAACCGTCCATAGCCGCTTGTCCTTTTTTGAATTCAGAACCATAAACGAAGAATGAACATGTATTTGCCGCGTTATCGTCAGTTGTATCAAATCCTGAAACAGCACCTATAGTTGCGCCTCCTACATAAGGAATTGCAGTTAAAGTAGTGTTGTCAGCAGCGATAGCTGAAACATAACATTTGATGATAGTTGGTGTAGATTGATTATCAGATAATACAATTGTTTGACCAACTCTTACAGCGTGAGTACCACTACTTGCGATAGTAATAACACCTGCGTTGTCTACAGCAGCACCTTCGTAAGCTAAGTGTAGTCTTCCTTGCTCAGACCAAATAACTTGATCAGAAGCCATAGGCATTTCTGCCCCGACCATTCTTAAAAACGAAGATACAGATCTGTTTCCGTATTTTTCCACTTCTTCAGCATATAGCTCTGGTAAATATTGTTGTGACCAATTGCTACCGCTAGCTCCGTGAAAGTTTAAATAATTTGATGCCAATACTGATTTACTCGCGTAAGGAGTAAGGTCAGTAGGCAATGAAAAAGTTGTACTTGCCATTTTAAATTAATTTTTAAGTTTTAATAATTTTTTAGTTTTAGTTTTAGCTTTGAATTACTATCACCGCTTACCGCTCTAACTTTAACTCCACCTGCTTCAATATAACCATCTGCAGTTTTTCTAGGATCCATATTAATGTTCTTAGCTTCTGCAGTCATTTGTTTTATTGCGTCGGCTTTGCCTTGCTCATAAAAATGATTTGCTAGTGCGTCAGGGTTAGAAGCAGCAAATAAAGATTTGTGAAAATCAGCAGCATTATTGAGAAGTTGATTCTCATTAACATATTTATCAAAAACATTTGATAAGTTCTGTGATTTAACTTTATTTACATCACTTACATTGAATCTAAATTTTTTGTCTCCAACTTTGAAATTAAAACCTTTAAAATCATCATTAAAAACTTTATTAGTTTCATTTTGAAAATGTGATGTTTGCTTCTGAAGTAACTCTTCAGCTGATTTTTGCTCAGTATTATAACGATTGAAAAAATCCATTGCCTTTTGTTGCTCAGGAAGTAACTTAGAACCCAACTTGACTTCTTTGTAATATTGATCCTTGAGCCCTGTTAAAAAGTCTTTAGCATTTGCAACCGCTTCTTTATGAGCTAATTTTTTTCTTTTTATTGTTCTTTCCTCATCTATTTCTTCGTCAAATGAAAATTCATCTTCCATAAGAAATTGTATTTCATCATAACTTAAATGAGGTTTTGTTTGTTTATAATATTCTGCCAACAATGTGTTATCGTCAACATTTGAATAATCCGCGTTTAATCGAGTATAGTCTTCTAAACTACCCCCCGTTTCTTCCATAAACTTAATTAAGTCTTGGATATTTTCTGGTAGATTTAATTCTTCTTTAACTTCCGTTCCTTCAACCGATTCAACTTTGCTTTCTTCTTGCTCTGCAGCCTCGTCATTACTGGTTTCCTGCTCATCTGTAATTTCTTCTACTATCGGAGTTTCTTTTTCTTGCTGTACTTCTTGCAGTTCCACTTTGGCTTCTTGCCCTGCTTCTTCATTCTCGCTGCTTCCGCGTAACACGCTTTCATCTGTGCTTTGTTCTTGAACGGCATCTTCTTGTTGATTTTGTTCGTTAATTTTGTTTAAATCTAATTTGTACATTCCATCTTCTTTGGTGGATATACCGGCATTTTCTAATACCGTTTCTTCTTTTTCGGCTATAGACTTTGGTTGTTCGTCTACAGCTGAAACTTTAATGTCTTCTGCCATAATAAAATATTATATAATTGTTTAAAAAATTTATCTTGGATCAAATTGTTCTAACCCAAATCCACCTAGATTATCAAACCCTGCAGATTCAAAGTTTTTTGGCGGTGCACCAGATTTTCTCTGGTCTATAAGTTCACTTTGTTGTGAAGCTTGTATTTTTGTTCTTTCGTCTTTTCTATCTTCTTTGTACTTCTCTTTATTTTTAATTACATCTGCGTCAGTTGTTTTAAGCTGCATGTTCAATTGAAACTCAAATTCCATCAATTCTTTCTTAATTGCCGCTTCTCTTTCTAGTTTTTGAATATCAAATTGTGTTTGTGCTTCTGCAATTTGTACTTTGCTTTGAGCTATACCTTGCTGCTTTTGCATATCCGCCTGAGCCGCTGCTTGAGCTGCTTGAGCATTAGATTGCGTTTGCGCTTGGATATTTTCCATTTGAATTTGTCTATCTCTTTGGAATTTTTGTTTTCTTCTTAGCTTTAATAATTGATTAGCTAATTTAAGATTTTTAATTTCTCTTACATCAATTGCATCCTCTAATTCAATTTGTTTTTGGCTTATAGCCATTTGAATATTGTTTTCAAGTAATTGTTTTTCTTCCTCATCCGGCGCTAATTCTAAAAATATACCAAAGTCATGTAAATGCAATTCGGATAGTTCCTGTAGTGTTCCTACATTAAATTTACCTAAAGTTTCTATTAATGAATTTGAAG